CACTTCCAGTGGGTGATTGCTCTGACTCGTGTGATGAGTGCGGTGTTTCGCAAGGGCGGTGAAATCAACTTCCTGATTGATGAATTGAAGTCAGTCCACGACCCACGCGGAGGTAGCTTTTCTAATGGGAAATACACACCATCATTAGTTTCTGCTATCGGTTCTATTCTTGAGACTCATCTTACTTCGCTTGGGTTATATGCGAAAGATGATAGTTTACAGAATATGGCAGTTGCAATGCTTGACGAGAAATTGAAAGGTAAAACCAATGATAACCATAGTGGTACTATTATTTGTGATAATTGTCTTGGAGTTTCTGTTGTGTTACTGGACGGCTGTGCTACCTGTCTGAGTTGCGGGTCGTCAAAATGCAATTAGAATCAACAACCTTCTCTTTAGTCCAGTCGTGTCCACCGGGATTCTGATGAAGAACAACCAGATTGAATTACAACCAGCCTCCTATGATATTTGGGATAGCAAGTATCGACTGAAGGACAGCAATGGATTACCGATAGACCACAATATCGAAGACACCTTGATTCGAGTGGCGAAGGCACTGGCCGAAGTGGAGCCAACTCGTCAAGAGTATTGGTATGAACAGTTCCTAGGCGCAATGATGAGTGGTGCGATTCCTGCCGGTCGGATTCTCTCCAATGCTGGTGCGAGTCAGTACAAGTCGAATACTTCATTGATCAACTGCACCGTGTCTGGAAAAATTGATGATTCGATGGACTCCATTCTGAGTGTCTTACACGATGCTGGAATGACGCTCAAAGCCGGTTGCGGTATCGGCTACGAGTTCAGCACGCTTCGACCTAAGGGCGCGTATGTGGCTGGAGCAGGAGCCTACACGTCAGGCCCACTCTCGTTCATGGATATTTACGACAAGATGTGTGCGACGGTATCGAGTGCGGGTGGGCGACGGGGCGCACAGATGGCAACCTTCGATATTCGTCATCCTGACGTGATTGAGTTTATCAAGGCCAAGCGAGAAGATGGTCGGCTGCGCCAATTCAATCTCTCGTTACTCATCACTAACGAGTTTATGAAGGCGGTCAAGGAGGATCAACCGTGGAATCTTATCTTCCCACTCAATGAGCAGGGTCAAGTTTATCGGACGGTGAATGCTCGTAATCTGTGGAATCTGATTATGGAGTCCACTTATGACTATGCTGAACCGGGTTTCATCTTGATTGATGAAGTCAATGGAATGAATAACAACTGGTTTTGTGAAGAGATTCGAGCCACCAATCCTTGCGGTGAAGTGCCTCTGCCTCCACACGGTTCCTGTTTACTCGGTAGCATTGATTTGACTCGGTTCATCAGTCAACCATTCTCGAACCGAGTCCGTTTTGACTGGGACAGTTATCGGAAAGTGATTCGAGTCTTTACGCGAATGCTCGATAACGTGGTGGAGATTAGTGGATTACCGTTGCCTGAACAACGATTGGAGTTGGAGAGAAAGCGGCGGCATGGCATGGGCTACTTCGGACTCGGTTCAGCCTTCGTGATGATGAATCTGAAGTATGGTGATGAGACTTCGATTCAATTCACCAAAGAAGTCACCAAAGCCTTAGCGATTGAAGGGTATCGAACCGGATTAGCGTTAGCCAAGGAGAAAGGTGCGGCTCCGATCATGCGCGAAGAGTTTGAAGTGAATGGTCAGATGCAGAAAGGTAAAGTCCTGCACTCACAAAGTCAGTATATGCAGCGGATTCGTGATGTCGATTCTTCTTTGGTGGATGAACTGCGTGTGGTGGGTTGTCGATTCACTCATCACTCGTCGATTGCCCCGACCGGAACGATTGCCCTCTCCCTCGGCAACAACGCGAGTAATGGGATTGAACCGAGTTTCAGCCATCACTACTTTCGTAATGTGATTAAGCCGGGCAAGAAGACCAAGGAACAAGTGCCGGTGTTCTCCAAGGAAGCATTACTGTTTGGACAGGAGCCTTATCCTTCGTCATTCATCACCGCGAATGAAGTGACTCCGAAGCAGCACATTGACATTCAAGCGGCGGCACAGTATTGGATTGACGCGAGTATCTCGAAGACGGTGAATGTCGCAACCGATTATCCACTCGAAGACTTCAAAGGCTTGTATCAGTATGCTTATGAGAAAGGGCTGAAAGGGTGTGCGACCTTCCGCTTCAATCCAACTCGGTTCCAAGGTGTTCTCGTGAACGAGTCTGATTTGAAGAATACCACTTATCAATTCACGCTCGACGATGGGAGTCAAGTGGTGGTCAGTGGGCATGAGCAGATTGAGTATGATGGTGAGATTCATAGTGCAGCGAACCTCTTTGATAGTCTCAAAGAAGGTCTTTACGGTAAATACTAAGGACGTTCAACGTGAATGCAAGTGATTTAACGGCCAATGCGTTAGCCATACTCCACGAACTCTATGATGGAGAACGGCATTACTCGAATGGGATTTGCACCAAGTTGAATCTCAAGAAGTCTACCTTCCGCTCCTCTGTGCAACGGATGATTGCCTTCGAATTAGTCAATGAGTCCGAAGACTTGTTGAGTCAGCAGCGGCGACTGGAGTACCGCATCACCACGGAAGGCAAGAAACTGTTAGCGCAGTTCAATCAGGAAGACGAGAGTATCGTGCAACGCAAATCTCTTCCTCGTGAGCAGTTACCGTCGATTAGTCAGTGGTTGAGAATGCAGGCACAGGTCTTTACCGAAATGGCCGAGCATTTGGAGGTCTACGATGAATGAAGTCTCCAGTCAGTGCTGGGTATGTCAGCACAAGAAAGCCAAGAAAGCCTCGCGTGAAGGCCACAGTCCGTTCTTCGTCTCCTTCTGCGAACTTGGCTTGGAGTTTGGTCTGGTGAAGAAATGTCCTGAGTTTGAGCGGAAGGATGTGCTGAACGAGTCTTGACAATCTACTCAAATCAGACTAGACTACTCTAAAGGTTTAGCTATAGCGTCGGTTAGCCGTTGAGTGCGACGGACACGATGGATTAAAGATAACCACGGCAGTTCACAGTCAATCGCTCCTCTCTTGTTGATGTGTGAACCGTTCGCTCACGAGACGAGTACAAACTTCCCGCTTCGGCGGGTTTTTTGTGTCCGATGAAAATAGTGAAGAATCTTCCTTGATTCCTTCCGCAACCTTCCTGTATTTCTTATCACATGAACACACAAAACTTTTCTCTCAGTTTTGCTCCCACGATTACCGGCGATGGTGAGGTTCCTCGGAACTTCGCAGGCACGGCTTATTCGGGTGGAGTGATTCCGCAATACGGTTGGTTTGGTGACGTTGCGATTGACTTGGCGACGATGAAAGTCCCGACCAAGCCGGTGTTTGCTCTGGTGAACCACGACTCGAATCAACGAGCCGGACGTTGCGAAATCTTCAATCAGAACACGTTTCTTGAAGTGATTGGCTCGTTCAGCAAATCGACTCCTTCAGGTCAACAAGTGGCTTCTGAGTTTGCTGAAGGTGCGCCGTGGGAATTTTCTGTCGGCATCAATGCCGAGTTTGAGGCATTCAAGAAACCGACTGCCGTTGAAGTGAACGGACATACCGTAACGGTGAATGGAATCTTCAGGAATGCCTCCATTCGTGAAGTCTCGTTCGTTCCGGCTGGTGCAGACCCCAATACTAAGGCTGTTGCTTTCGAGAAGCAGCCTGAATTGTTTAATACTACTCAGGAGTCTCCAATGGAGATGAAAGACCTAGAAGAGAAAGTGTCCAGCTTAACTGCGCTGAATGCCGATCTCACGATTCAACTGAAGTCGGCTCAAGATGATCATGCTCAAGTTGTGGCTGATTTGAATGCTCGGTTGAGTGCTGAAGTGGAGCAGTCGAAAGCTCTGTTTGACCGTGCCAACTCAGTGGAGTCTGAACTCAATCAGTTCAAAGCTGATGTGCGAATGAACTCAGTGAAGGCATTGTTTGCCGATCTGAATCTGGATGCTTCAGAGGCTGCGATGCTGCCTTATCTCGGTATGGATGAGGCGACGTTTGCCGTGGTGGCTGCCGATCTTCGCGCCATTAAACCGGTCAACTTGAATGCTGACCTGTTCAAAGAAGTTGCTGTGAAAGGCAAAGAGAATGCGACCGAGATTGATCTCGCGGCGCAGTTGTTCAAACAAGTCGCGGGAGTGAAGTAAATGGCTACTTATACTGAGCCGGGTCGTGATTATGCCTTCCTATTGTGTGAAGGGCCGGGGACGCTGTCTCGTGAGAAAGTGACTCTGCTTCAGGATGCCACCAATGCACAGCCGGTGGTTGCGGGTACTGTCCTCGGAATGATTACCGCCTCTGGCAAATACACTCCATATGACGATGCGGCGGCGGGTCTGGTGGGTGTTGGTGCGACTGTTGCTGCTGGCATTCTCGCTCAGACCGTCGATCCAGCGGCGATTGCGGCAGGCGATGTCACGGTGCAGATCATTAAGCGCTTCGCTGAAGTGAAGAGTGCTGAATTGACTTGGCACACGCTGGCGGATGCGACT